CTGCTTGTATAGCAGACCATTCTTCATCAGAGATACTAATCTTCTCTTTTCCTGCGCCAACCGCTGCTCTTGCTGCTTCGAGATGACGTGACTTAGCTTTCTTCTTCTGTCCTTCGTCATACTCAGAGTGCTCATCTTGTTCTACTCTATACGTAGAGTTAGCTAGAGCCTGGGCTTTTCTCTCTTTAGGCGCATTCATAAGGGCAGTATTAAGCTTACCTTTAAGAGATGACACTTCTTCTGAATATGCCTTATTAGCAGAAGGACTATACTCAAGCTTACCAGTAGAACGCATCTCAGCACGCGCTGCATTAGCAAGACTCTTCATACGATTAGCATAGTCAGCATAGTATTGCTCAACAACAGTACCAGATGACAAAGTATTGGCGTCTTTAGTTTCATACATTTTTGTACTCTTGTGTTTGACAAGGTCACCTTTGTATGTTTTCTTGCCAGTTGGCTCATATATGATTTCGCCTTGTTCCCAACGCTTACGCTCTTCAGAAGTAAGCTTACTGACAGCTTTTTCACGACGGTCATAAACCCAAGCCTGACCTTTTGCTTGTGACACAACAGTTGAAGCGCCACCTGTAGGAAGATACTTCTTCTTTAGAGCAGCAATGTCATTGTCACGTTCAGAAGCCTTGTAATCGAGACCATGTTTATAAGCATCGATGACAACCATAGAATGTTTTACAGCTTTAGCTAAGTCTGTATCATTAGCATTCTGAATAGTCATGTCAGTAATGAGATTAGAAATCTTGCCCATTTCAGTCTGAACAGAACCTTTTTTCATCTTTTGCTTTGCATCAAGATGGTCACCATTGTATGCAATTTTAGGGTCAAATCCTTCAAGAGCTTCCAAAGGCTTTCTGTATTTAATCTTTGCACTACTAAGAGGAATAACCATGACAGTGTCACCGTCAAAGTCTGCTCCTGATAGCTGCTCTGCTTTCTTAGGATGAATGCCTATTGCGTCTTGAGCATTCCCAAAGATTTTCTCTGCAAGTTTTCCACCTTTACCTTTGTTATTTACAGTAAGGACAGGAATCTCGAACGTTCCACCATGAGGATATCTGACAAGAGCTACTTGTTCACCATTTCTGTAAGTAGGCAAATAGCATTCGTCTTCTTTAAGCTCTGGCACGGGAAGAAGAACTTTTTGCGCCTGTCTAGGCAAAGCAGCTGCTTTAAGATGGACTGCGTCTGAATCACAACTATTTGCAAACTGTTGAAGAAAATATCTTTTTAGTGTAGGATTAGTCAAAGACTTAATCTCCTCAAACTCTGCTTCAGCAATGTCTCCAGTAAGCTTAAGCTGTTTCTTAGCAAGCTGAGGATACTGCTTAGATAAGAACTGAGATGACAAAGTTTTTGACCAATCTCTCCAGTTTCCTTCTTCGTTGACAATGTTTAGAGCTCCACGTTGTCCTCCTGCTCGTATAGCAGCGCCAAATGGATTTAGTTCGTTCTTTGGGTCTTGCATTGGTTTAAGAACTTCTTTGCCACCAGGTTCGGTAGCAATCATAGGAGTCCCACGCTTTTTGTTAGTATTAAAGCGAATATCAATCCCATCAGGAAGATCATCAGCATATACGGCCATGCCCTTGAGATAGTGTGTTCCGTCGACTCCGATGCGAACTTGTGCGTAATGAGAATTACCAAGATCAAGATCACTAACTCCGCGACGAAGCTCAATGACACCATCTTTGTTGATTCCTCCATCTTCAGCATAGTTAATCATGATTCGTTTTGAATCGACATTCTGTATAGGTCTAAGCGTTACCTTATTCCCGTCCTCATCAATACGAATATCAACAGGAAGACGAATCTGGTCTAGGTTGTTATACACATCACCTTTGGTTGTTCCAGGAGGGCAAATTAGCTTAATAGTAGTGTTTCCTTGACCAAACAACTGACGAACAGACATAGGAACTACTGTGTATCCTTGAGCTTCCAGCTCTCTGATAGCAGCGTCAAGACTAGTTCTAGAAACGCCGATATAAAGCTCTGATCCGACGCCAATATCAATGAATCCTCCTTGAGAGTCTAAACTCTCTTTAAGCATCTCGACAGTGTTATTAATCTTCTTAGCTTTAGCATCAGCCTCTCGTGTAAGAAGCAAACGAACATCGCTTTCGGAACGGCCAAGTTCTTCTGCAATAGCTTTGTATGACCATTGACGCTCGTTCCTGAGAACAAGAGCTCGACGATAATCTTCAGCATCTACCTCAGCCTTGGCCTTGGTGACCATTTTTCTGAATTCACGAATCGATACGTCTGAGTCATCGCCAAACAAATATCTAATAAGTTCTTTATCTTTAATTCCAGGATTGGTTCTCCTGATGTACTGAACTCGACTTCTAAAGTCTTTGTAGCTTTGATACGGATTTTCTCCAGACCCAAGAGGATATCTGCCTGAGCCGATAGGAGCACCGTCCAATTTAGAACGGCCTTCGTGCATCAAATATTCGCTTTCAGAAACTATCATGCTAGCAACCCCAATTCCAACTCGTTGATTGTTCTATCATGTTCTACAATAACGTCCATGTCGTTTTGAATAATTTCATTGTCGCCATCGGACTCGAAGATTTCATCGTTTTGGTAGATACGAAGAACAATATCAATCTGCGATGGGTCAACGCCGTACTCTAAGCAAAACAGCGCGGCATACACTTCAAGTTGCTTGAATGATGCAGGATGAGCTCCGGTCTTCAAATCATGTATTCTAAGAAGGCCATCATGGAAGTCAATAGCGTCCGCAGTGCCAAAACAGTTCGGGCTATAATATAAAACTTTCTCTGGTTGAAGACCAAACCCAATAGCATCGTTAACATATTTGTTAATAGTTCGACGACTATGGCTAAGTTTCATACCAAGCTCAATAGATTCAGCCGCATACGCGTGAAGCCTTGTACCTAGTTCTTTTGCTTTAGAGTTACGATAAACTTTCTGAAGTTTTAGAATATCATAGTTCAGCCAATAGGGACTAGAAGGACTAAGAAAAGCATGCTTGCCTTTAAGCTCCAAATGCTCGTTGAAGTTCATTAAGAACCTCCTCTTCGTTTTCTGGAAATATAAATGAGGAATACACCCATTCACCAAAATGCTCGATGTAGTAATCCTGATTAGGCTGATGCTTTTCATTCGCACTTCGTTTTACTTCAAGGATTGCCCATTTGTCTCGATACAATATCAATAGGTCTGGAATTCCCTGAATGTAGTTCGGGTCATTCTTCAAAACAAAAGCGCCCGGAATTAGACGCTCTATCTTTTTAATTAATTGACCTTGATACTCGTTTTCTTTTTTAGACATAAGTATCCTTTAAAAGAAAAAGAAGAGGCATACATACTCTCTTCTATTAAACAACGTGTAAAACCTGCGGATTAGTCTTTATTAAGGATTCTATATATCCAACGGTCTAGCTTGTTCCAACGAAGTCCTGGTTTCTCATTAAGCTTCAAAATATCAATGACTAGCATAACGTCAGCGACTTCTTCGTCAATATTTCCATCAGCCAAGCGAGAAGTTACAGGAGTCGGATTCTCTCCTCTAAGGATTCTAGCTTTCTTTAAAGACGCATGAGCAAGCTCTACACATTCTTCAGCTAGCTGTTCGTACAAGGCAGCTTCGCCTATGCTTTCAATTATGAATCGGTCTGGGTCGCCAATCTCTATGTCTTGCGCACTGTTTTTAGATACAACTTTCATAAAACGCCCTTTCGTTAAAAGTCTTCTTAGCAGCAAGTGTTCTCTTAATAGAAATATCAATAGGCGAAGACGAAACTAAATGGTAATAGTATAAATCAATAAATTTTGTATTCATTCTGTCTATACGTCCAGAAGCCTGCTGCATAATCTTATAAGAATAATTTTGAGAATAAAATATAATAGTGTCAGTCTCTATACAATTCCAACCTTCAGCTCCTGCTGTATACTGGACCAAGTAGCACCACGTATCCGTCTTAGGTATTTCTTCATGTTTCTGTCCATTATACTCAGCATACGTAAAACGATGCTTATCCAAAATATCACGAAGTCCATCAAGCTCATAATTGTAATTGTAAAAGACTATGCTTTTGCGACTAAGCTTGATTAGCTCATATGCTTTTTCAAACCTCTTCGGTTCAGCGTTTGCTATTCTACGTAATATCAAACAAAGTTGCCCAGCATCTCTTAAAGGCTTTTTCTCAAACACATCCCATCTATCTTTAATGACCTTATCTGTTATTTCTTTATCGTAAGGAACCGACACATACTCATGATGCGACACAGTAGGACGAGTGAAAGGCATGTCAACAAGTATACGTCTTCGATAACGCTCAAGAATATCAATCCCGACATACTTATCAACTTTCGGGTATTTAGTGAAACGACTGTAAATCACGTGTCTTCTGATGAACGCTGTCTTGTTAGGATAAAACCCGTTCGCAACAAAAACAGGAATGTAGTCCATCCAAGTATCTCCAGGAGTAGCACTGAGCAATATCCAACGGTTGTTTCTAGCGATTTTTATGAACGCTTTAGACCACGCACCATATCCAACAACTCTTTGCTCATCAAAAATAAAGAACGAATTCTTTATGTCCTCATATTTCTTAATGTTATTCCACGAATCAACAGTCAACGTTACATATGGGAAATAAGTAGCTTCTAATTCCCAATCTCGCTCGTCTCTCTTTCTTGCTGTTGTTATCACATACAATGGAAGTTTCTTTTCCATCTTGCGAATTCTACCATGACCATTAATACTAAGTGAACCCTTACCTTCTTTCAAATAATAGTAGGCAAGAGCTGTACGAGATTTGCCGGACCCGACTCCACCGCAAAGGATGGAGCCGCAGTCCAGCTTCTCTATAGCACTCAGTTGATGGTCACTCAATCTGAGTGTCATAGTATTCCTATCTGAATATCAATTAGAAGTTAGCATCTTCGCCATAAGTGTACTCAGCATAGTTATCGTCAAACTTAATAGTAAGCTCTGACAGATACGCTGTACAACTGTTATCACGAACATACGGATTAACTTCTACATTGCACCAAGCAATTCTACGACTATCGACAGCCTGCTCGTCAAGGAAAGTTTCGTCAACAAGCGTACGCTGACTTACATCTTCCCCGACAATATAAATACGAGGAGGAACTCTAGCGTCAAAATTCA